CGGTAGCAGCGCCCCGAGTGCCGGATGCGGTAGCAGCGCCCTGAGTGCCGGATGCGGTAGCAGCGCCCCAGTCGCCGGATGCGGTAGCAGCGCCCTGATCGCGGCTCGACCGAACGCCTTCACCGTCTTTCTCGGCCATCGGCCCCGAAATCCACTTCGCCCGGTCAAAGACGTAGCGGACAGCGGCCGCCACGATGTCAGGGATCTGCAACTCGGCCTTGATCGTGATCTGGGCGGCGGCGATCTTGGTGTCGCCCCTTTGCTGCTTTGCCGTTTCGCCGCCAAGTTCCACCAAAGCATAGCGGGACGTTGCCGGCGGATAGTATTCGAAGACGTTGAGCGGGTGCTCGCAGGCGTGGAACCCGCTCTCGCAGGCCCGCACGGGTCCGTCATGTTGATAGGACTTGCCGATTTCGAAGGCAAAGCCGCGACAGGTCAGATCGGTGTTGAAACCCTTGTAGGCGACGATCGTCGTCGGCGCGGCGGCAGTCTTTGATTTGCGTGGCATCAATCTCTCCAGGGGCAGGGTTCGCCGGGCGCCGCGCGAAAGAACGCGACGATCAGGCTGTGAAGCTCGGGGGAATGTTCGGGCAGGCGAGCGATACCGGTGCCGAGACCGTCGCGCGGGACGTAGACCGTTCGGCCTTCATGCAGCGCCTCGGCGACGCTCAAGAGGTCGGACGTGACGGTTTGCAGAGCGAGCGGATCGTGCGGCTTGTAGAAGACGCCGGGCGCATGGAGCGTGGCGACGCCGATCGCGTTCGGCTCGCCGCGCATCGCGCCGGCCTGTCCGCCCATTCCCCAACGCTCGCGGTTGTCGCCAAAGACGAACCGGGCTTCGGGCTCGGAGCGCACGGTCGCGCGCTCGATCCAGTCGAGATATTTGACGGGCATCAGAACAATCTCCTGTCGGCGGCCGCGGCCTCGGACGCGACGCAACTGGGGCAGGTGTGGGTGTAGGCGTCGCCGCGCTTCTCGATGCGCCATCCGGCATCGATCGCGTCGTCGACCATGCGTTGAAACTGCTTGCGGCCGTAGGCGGCCGTCGGGAACCGGCAACGGCAGATCAGCCGCAGCTTGTCGCCGTCGCGCTTGAGGGTCATGACAGCGCGAGCCCGATGGCGAGAAGGACGAGGGCGACGGCGAAGCCAGCCCAGAGCGCGAGGTCCATGGTCCGCTCATGCCGGCTCGGCGCGATCGCCGGCGGCGCGAGCCGGGTCCATGTCGGGATGTCCGGCGTCCAGCCGGACCGGCCGACACAATCAGGGCAAGGCCGCGACGTGCCGTTGCAGCCATCCAGTGTCGCGCCGGGCGGGCAGCCGCAGGACGGCCACCAGTCGCAGGCGTAGACACGGCGCAGGCCGTTGCAGGTCGGGCAGGAGGTCATGGTGTCCAATCCCAAAAGCCTTGGGCGCCGCGCGCGGGGACGGGTGGCTCCAGCGGTGCGATCTCGGTGAGTGGCCAGCCCCAGTTGAACGTGCCGTCGCGATCGCTGTCGTTTCCAGCGCCGGGTCCGAACTCGGCGGTGCATTCGTCGCCGCGCTTCGGCTCACCGAGAAGGACGGTGCAGAGCACGTGAGACAGCGCCCCGCGATTATCTTCGTGCATCCGCTCCAGCATGGGGCGCGCGATGTCGGCATGGAGACAGGGCTGTCCGAAATAGCCGGGGTTCCGCAATTGATTGAGCAGACCGACGATCTCGTCGCGGCGCATCGGGCGCGCACCGGCATGGATGGCGATGCGCTGTCCGATCAGTGCGCGCGGCGGCCGCCATCCGCGAAACTCGTAAGGCTTAGCGCCGGCGAGGATCAGCGACGCCCAAGGTTGCCATACGGTCAGCGCCTTCATCACACGCGCTCCGCGAGATGATAGGCGCGCTCGGATGCTGCTACCGCGTTGACGAACAGCGCCGCCGATACGACCAGCAAACCACCGGCGAGCAGCGCCAGCCAAGGCCGCCACGGCGCGAGACGCCGCGCCGCCTCGATCTCGGCGCGCTCGCGCAGCACGGCGTGAGAGGGGAAGCCGTCCATCAGGCGGCGACCTGACGGACGTGATGCGCCTTGGCGAAGTCAGCGGCCGCAGCGCCGAACGCCTTGATCTCGTCACGAGTGAAATCGGAATGCTCGGCCAGCGTCTCGCTGGTGACGGCAATGCCGTTCTGGCCCATCTCGCGCATCTTGTCGGCCATGCGCTCGACGATGCCGGGGGTGGCGGATTGCGTGGTGCGGGTGGTGATCATGTCTTTCTCCTGTTGGCCGCGCCGACGAGGGACTCGTCGGCGCGGCCGGGCTACCGGCTCACGTGGGGGATTGGCCGGACGGGCAAATGAGTGCATCACATTCACATAACTGTCAATCGAAATGTGAATGCCATGAACGCTTGAGTTCATTCACTGGCGTTCTGGCCTAAAATTGTTCGCGAATCGTTCTTGCCAATTGCAGCAAGGAATGCTTTCCTAACTCCGTTAACGTTTGCGTGGAGTTGGAACGGTGAGTGCTATGTTTGTGGTTCAGTCTTACTCAAGGGATAGGAGCGGCATGCGCCCCGACGTCCCTGTCGCGGTCTCCAACAAGGCTAGTGCCAAATCGATGGCAAAGCGGTTGTCGGACAGGAAGCCTTTGGTCATTGCCTTCATGCGTGAAGGCGATCCGATGACCGGAGAATTTGATGATCCGATTCTGCTTGAGGCGTTCGGCGATCTTCCCGAAGAACTGGGCGAGATGCAGAGGGCGTCGTAGAAGTGGCCGGAGGGATTCACAGTCGCTACAAGCGGCGATACGCGACCCGAAACGAAGAAATTGTCGCCCAACTGCGAGAAGCAGCCGGAGCAGCAGCGCCCGTCGATCCATTGATGTTAATCAAGCGGAAAAGCGCGGAAATTGCTACCGCGATGGCACTCGTGCATGGGGGAGAGTGGCGGGTTTTGATTGATCACCAGTGCCCGCTTGTGATGATCCGGCCCGCCTGACAGCCCTGGCATTGCCAATGACTGTCATCACGACATCTACGTCCTGCTCAGTCAGGTCGGAGATCCTGGCGATGAACCGCCGGATCTCCATTTCACTGGTGACTGATGGTTCTGGTTCGATTGGATTGCGGGCCAGCAGAGTCGCGGGTGTTTCCCGATAAAGAGCTGCCAAACCCTCCAACTGCGGTTGCAGATAAGGGCTCTTCATATTCTCGATCTTCGAGAGCAGCTCGCGAGACACGTCAATTCGATCGGCTGCGAACTGCTGGCTCAGATCGCGATGCTCGCGCCATTCCTTGAGGTAGTGCCGACCCAACGGCTTCTTAGTCTTCGTTACGGGCGCCATAGTGGGATCATCGCATTTGTAGACACATCGGGCGATGAACTGTCATGCACATGCGTGCTTGACATTCACGTGCATGGCATGCACATCTGTCGGAATGACCGCCCTTGCCGAATATCTTGCGAGTTCGAATGTGACCGACGCGGCGTTGGCCGAGCGTGTCGGTTGCGACCGCTCGATGATCAACAAGATCAAGGCAGGAAAAGCCGTTCCATCGCTGACACTGGCCCTCGCGATCAACCGCGAAACGGGGGTTTCGCTTGAGAGCTTTGTTGTCGCTGAAAATCCGACGGGAAAACCGAACGACGGCGGACGCGCCGCCGAGGCCTCGCCCTGTTCACCTCCTCCCGGACAGGGCGAGGCCGCCTTTTCGGAGGCCGCGGAATGACCCGGCTCGCCCGCAATCCCGTTCTGGCCGATTCCGGCCGCCGCCTGATGGGTGGTGCGACGGGTTTGCGCGCCAGCGATGTCGCGCTCTCCGACGAGCTGGCGCTGACGCTTCGCCTCGGCGCAACGGCCTGCCAGGTGGACGAGGCCGAATTCGTGCGCCGTGCCATCGCGGAAAAGGCCAGCCGCCTCGGCCTGCCGGCGCTGATGGATACTTTCGCTCACGGCCGTATCGGCCCTGTGGGCCTGGCCTGCGCCGGCGCGCCGGACGACCGGCGGGCCGCAGTCGCGGCCTTGAACGAGGAATCGGGAGAAGCGGGCGCTGCGTTCCGCGCTCCGCGCCTTGGGAACCCGCTGGCCACGCGCGGGTCCGATGAAAGCGTGGCGTTCAATTCCGACGGCGACCTGATCGCCGTCCCCGACTTTCGCCAGGCAACCATTCCACGATTTGCGAGCGGACCATGACGACATCTGCCTGCGGGCCTCCGTAACGCCCGCACTTTGAATCAATCGAACCTTTCCCGCCACGGGAAACGACGCCGGGTTTTCCCGGCGCGGGAATGCTTTTGCGCCCTGAGGAGGCCGGCATGTTTGAATTCACCGAGCGTTGGCGGACCCGCCTGTTGGCCGCCCAGACCGACCTGATCGACGCCTATGGCGGATCGCGCCGCGTCGTCGAGCGCATGGGCAATATCAGCAAGAGCCAGGTCGGCCGCTGGTATGGCGGCGCTGACCGCGATTTCATTCCGCTGCACATCGTCATGGTGATGGAGGGCGACTCGAATGTCGGCCGGCCGATCGTCAGCGCGATACTGATCGAGGCGCTGGGGCTGGAGATCGGCGGCAAGGCGGGCTCCGACAATCCCGCGGCGTGCCTTTCGGCCCTGTCCGCCGATCTGGTGGAAGCCGCCGGCAAGATGGTGGTCGAGACGGTGCGCGCCAAGGCCGACGGCGTGGTCACGCCGAACGAAGCCAAGACGCTGCGCGCCATGTCCCGGCGCATCGCAAGGATCGGTTCCGAGATCGACGACGAATTGGCCGGCATCGAATCCGGCGACGGGTTGCGCGTGGTCGCCGGAGGGCGCGACTGATGGCTCTCGATCAGCAGCTTTTGTCCCGCGATGAAGCCGAGTTCGCGGAGTCCTGCCGATCGCTCGGCTGGCCGGACGACGCGATCGGCGAAGCGCTTGCGCGGCGTCGGGCGCGGACCTCGGCACAGGTCCAGCCGGTGCCGGCCACGACGCTGCGGACCGCCTATTCCGAAGCCGAGATCGCATGGATCGCCGCGCAGATGCGGCAGGGCAAGTCCGACACGTCGATCGCGTCGATGCTGTCGGCGAAGCGTGGCGAGACGGTCTCGCGCAAGGCCATCCAGAACGCGGTGTTGCGCCACCCGGTGCTGCGCCTGGTCGAGCGGGCGAAGCCGAAGCCGGGCCCGAAGGGCAAACGCGCCGGCGGCGTGATGGCCGGCCATATCGTCAAGCGCGCCGCAGCGCGGCCGACGCCTGTCGTCGCCCGTCCGGGCAAGCCCGCCGGATCCAAGATCGTCTACGACGCGGCGTCGCTGCATGTGGCGCTGGTCGATCTCGCCGCGGGCCAATGCCGCTTTCCGGTCAATGACGCCGGACAGGGCGAGACGCATCTGTTCTGCGGGCAGCCGACCCGGATCGGCGCCTACTGCGCCCATCACCACGAACGCGCGACGGCGCGCGTCTGCGAGGCGGCATGAGCACGCGGGAGTTTCTCTACGAGGTCGTCACCCAGGGCGAGCAGCGCCTTGGATCGAACAAGGTGCAATGCCGCAAATGCTCGACGGCGGAGTATCTGACCAACACCGGCGCCAAGCGCAACCCGCCGGACTTCATCGCGCGGTATTTCCGCAACAAGGGTTGGCGGCTCGGCGGCAAGCCGAACGAAGATGTCTGCCCGTCGTGCAATGGCTTCAAGCCGAAGATGAAGGTTGCCGGCGACGAGACGCCGACGGCCGACGCGCCGCGCGACATGTCGCGCGAAGACCGACGCATCATCTTCTCCAAGATCGACGACCTCTATCTCGACGACCGGTCGGGTTACGCGGCGCCGTGGACGGATGCGTCCGTTGCCCGTGACCTCGGCGTGCCGCGGGCATGGGTGTCGCAGGTTCGCGACGAGCTGTTCGGTCCCGAGGGCTCGAATGCCGACTATGCCGAATTCCAGAAAGAGGTTGCTGCGCTTCGCGACGGACTTGCCGAGGTGAAGCGCGCCATCGCGGCCGCACAGGCCAGCGCCGCCGAATTCGAGGGCCGCATCGCCGCGCTCGAACGCACGTCCACCCGCATCGACCGCGAGAGCGGCAAGTAACCGAAGGAGACAACCATGACCCGCATGCTGCGCACGTTCCGCGAAATGATCGGCGTTCTTTCGCGCGGGGACTTCTCGCGCCACCTCGACGCCGAAATGGAAAAGGCCATCGAGGCGCTGGAAGCCTGCCCGGCCGACAAGTGCAAGGCCGAGATCACCGTCAAGGTCACGTTCGACTACGAGCTCGGCCGCATCGACGTGAAGGCCGAGTGCAAGACCAAGCTGCCCGAGACGGCCAAGTTCATGAAGACGCCGTTCTGGTCGGTCGACGGCCAGCTCTCGGTCGAGCACCCCAACCAGATCGACATGTTCCCCGCGCGGTCCGTCACGCCCCGCGAGGATGAAGCCGCTTCGGCGTGACGAACCCACAGGAGACGACGATGAACGAAAAGACTCCCGTCGATGCGCACGGCATCGACCTGATCACCAAACTTGCCGTGGCCGGCGCCGAGCCGATCATCATGGCGGTCGATACCGAGGGGCTTGGCCCCGGCCTTCCAGCCGCCGTGCCGGTCGCCTTCGACCGGGCGGGGCAGGCGTTCAAATCGCTCAAGCCGCTGCTTGAGGAACTGCGCCTCGCCCCGGCGCGGCGGAAGGGGACGGCGAATGTCGATACGCTCGACAGCTTCGTCGAGCTGGTCAACCGCCACAAGGACGACCAGTCCGCCGTGTTCGGCAAGACCTGCTGGCCGCAGCCCAGCCTGACCGCCGTGCTGAACTACGATGCGGCCGGAGCGGAAGCCCGGTTCGGCGACCATCGCGTCGTCTACAATTTCCCGCTGACCGAGGAGTTCAAGGTCTGGGTCGGGGCCAACGGCAAGGCGATGGAGCAGGAGCACTTCGCCGCGTTCCTGGAGGAGCATTCCGCCGAACTCGCCGCGCCGTCCGAAGCCGAACGCAACGAGTATGAGCGGCTGTTCGGCGAGCGAATGGCGACGCCCTCCGAAGTGGTCGCGCTTTCGCGTCACCTCGAAGTGTTCGTGGCGGCGCATGCCAAGCAGGGCGTGCGCCTGCAGACCGGCGAGCGCACGGTGGAATATTCCGAGCAGCACCAGAACGCCAAGGGCGAGGCGATCGTCATTCCCGGCGTGTTCATGGTGTCGGTTCCCGCCTTCATCGACGGCGACGCGGTGCGCATTCCGGCGCGGCTGCGCTATCGCGTCTCCGGCGGCAAGGTCTCGTGGTTCTACCAGCTCTATCGCTGGGAGTTCTTCCTGCGCGAGCAGGTCGGCCGCGATTTGAAGGAAGCCGCCAAGCGCACCGAACTGCCCGCCTATGAGGGTGCGCCCGAAAAATGAGCGAGGCGCCGGCCAGCTTTCTCGACGGCAAGGTGGTCCTCCACGCGGGGGACTGCCTTGCTGTGCTCGACCGGCTGCCGGCGAATTCCGTCGACGCGGTCGTGACCGACCCGCCCTATCATTTCCAGACCATCGTCAAGCGCTTCGGCAAGCCCGGCTCGGCCGAGGCGCAGTTCGGCTCGGACGGCGCATTCAAACGCGCTGCGGCCGGCTTCATGGGGAAGGGCTGGGACGGCGGCGACATTGCCTTCGACCCGGCGACCTGGGCGAAGGTTCTGCGCGTCCTGAAACCGGGCGGCATGCTGGCCGCGTTCTCCGCGCCGAAGTGCTACCACAAGATGGCTTTCGCCATCGAGGCGGCCGGGTTCGAGACCCGCGACCGCATCGTCCATTTCTACGACCTGACCGATCGTGAGCTTGCGTTTCTGGAATCGCTGTCGCCGGCGCAGCTCGACGCGCTGGCGCGCATCATGGATGCCGGCGATCCGCTCGGCGACCTGTTCTGGTGTTTCGGCTCCGGTTTCCCCAAGGGGCTCGATGTCGCCAAGGCGATCGACGCGCATCTGGGGGCGGTGCGAGAAAAGGTCCCTGTGTCGCGCGGTGCGCCAGCCTATCAGCGATCAGTCGGCAACACGCGGCCATGGATGAGCGACCCGGATCACGTTGTCGATGGCGACAAGCCGGCCACCTCAAAGGCCGAAGCGTGGGACGGGTGGAACGTCGCGCTGAAACCCGCCTACGAGCCGATCGCACTGGCGCGCAAGCCGATCGAGGCGGGCAGCGTCGCGGCGCAGGTGCTGGCCACGGGCACCGGCGCGATCAATATCGATGCCTGCCGGGTCTCGACGAACGAGAACTTGAACGGCGGTGCATATGCGCAGGCCGGCGGTCGCGAACCTCTCGTCGGAGACGATCGCACCGGCGCGGCGGCCGGCATGTTTCAGGCAGGCAAGACGGCCGAAGCGCCGTATAGCCAGCCGAACGGCCGCTGGCCGGCCAATCTGACCCATGACGGCAGCGATGTCGTCGTAGCCGGCTTTCCAAGCGATGCCGGAGGCTCCGGACCGGCCAGCGGTCCGACGCTGCGCAATGGCAACACGTCCATCGCGCGCGGCAAGTTCAACGGCCTGCCGGACGGCGCGATGCCTGCCTACCATGGCGATTCCGGATCGGCCGCGCGCTTCTTCTATACGGCCAAGGCCGGCGCCGACGATCGGCTCGGGTCAGGCCATCCGACGGTCAAGCCGATCAACCTCATGCGCTGGCTGGTCAAACTGGTGACGCCGCCGGGCGGGCTGATCCTCGATCCCTTTGCCGGCACGGGAACGACCGGCGAGGCAGCTTTCCGCGAAAGTTTCTCCGCCGTGCTGATCGAGCGCGAGCCGGAATACCGCGCCGATATCGCTCGGCGCATGACCCTGATCCTGTCCGGCGCAGGCGAGCGCCGCTCCAAGGCCGCAAAGGCCAAGGCTGCGCGCAGCGCCGCCGCGCCGGATCACGGTCCGCTGTTCGGCTCGCCCGGCGTCACG